AATCTTGTTTTTACCCCGTTCGGACATTGTGTCGATTCTATTGTATATACTGTACCTCCATCTTCTGTTGGTCCAATGACAATAGCTGCATGAGAACAATTCATATAACGTCCATTCTCACCATTGTCTCTATCCCAAAATACAATGTCTCCAGCTTCCAAGTTTGAGAAATTAGTTATATCAACATCATGTAATACCCAACCATTTTTTACACAATATTCTGCTTGCTCTGCTGCGTTTCTTGGGAATGTAAATGCCCAACTATAAGCCGTGTTTCGTTTTAATGAAGTCATTTTATGATTTGCATAAGGAGAATGATCGTAATCTAATCCCATATATGTAAATTTAGTTAATGTACTACAATCTATTTGACCTTTTTTTCTAGTTGAATCATACCACTTACTTAAATTCTTGGCTGGATTCGAATATGATGCAGGTGTTTTTACTGCTGTTGTAGAATATTGTCCTCTATACTCTAAATCTGTACGATTTAAGTATGTTTTTGCTATTTCAGCAACTTTTTTACCACCCTTAAAAGTGTAAGGTTCAGCATATCCTTCGCCCTTATCAACAGCTACAGACCCATAGTATTTATAATCTATATTTGGATTTGCATTGGCCATTATTATAATTCTATATCCTACGTTTGGTCGTGGCACTAATTGTCCTGCGACACAGTCAACACCTTCAAGATAACAAATTTTAGATTGAGAGTAACTGATTTCATCCGCAGTCGTAAACATTAACCTAGCATAAAAACTTTTATCAACATCACTATTTAGCCTAAAAGTAAGTGATTTTATAGTTGTTTTTGGATAATAGTAATTTTTTGTGCTTTCTAGTACAATATCTATTACTTTTCCTTCTCGTTTTGATGCATTACCATCATCATCACCAGTATCGCCATCTCCAGTGTCTCCTCCACTTCCTGAATCTTTCTTTTTATAACCTATTGGAGTTGCTAATAATTTTTCTTTTATTGCATCATAAAAAACACTAACGCTGGCATCATCTTTGAAGGTATAGCCATCACTAGTGTAGCTAGAATTTAATACATTTGTATATGTTTCTAATTTGCTAGATATATCTAATAAAAATACATCGTCTTCATTATCACAGAATGATTTTATTTGAGTATTATAAGTATCTATAGAAGTATTTACTGTCGAATAATCTGTATAAGCAGTTCCAACGTGCAATTCTTTTAATATAAAAATCGGAGTGTTTCTGTATTTACTTTTTAATATAGAAACTAATGTTTTTACTCCGTTTATCCCTTTTTCTGTTAGATCATTTAATCCAAAATGTGTTAAGACATAAGGAGTTGAACTTGGATAAACTTTATCATCATCTTCAAATAACCCTTCTACTTTGCTTAACAGATTGTTATTATCGTCATAAAAATCATATGCATTTGCTTTTCTAACTGCTTTTATATACACCTCATTCATATCTGTTTTGTCAATAACAGGAGTTTCCTCTACATTGTTATTGTCAACCTCAACAAGGTCATAAGGTCTTAGACAGAATCCATATTTATATATGTCTGAGTAAACAGCCATATAACGAATTGCCTTTGGCCAATAATCCCATTGTCTAGCATGTGCAACCATATGTGTGCCGTCTACTTTACCACAATAAATTAACGTATGGTGTGTAAATTTATACGCCATAGCTTTTGCTCTAGTTAATGTAGTTGGACACTCCTTATTGCACATCATTATTATGTCACCTGGTAACATATCTTCTATAGATGTTTTAGTTATCTTAAACATTGTATAACCACTTTTTCTCGTAGCATAGTCAACAAGTGTTCCTGCTGCACATAAGGAATCACTATGGAATATACTTTTTAATCCAGCTTCACCATAACAACAAGTGACCATAGAACTACAATCATAGCAGATAGGATTTTTTATTCCGTAAAAAGTACCTTTTCTTTTGTTAGGCTTTTTAAAGTTCCAAGTACGATAACTTTGGTCATATGTTGCCAACTTATCTGTATGTTGTTGAACTATAGCTTTTGCCGTATCAACTATAATTTGTCTTATATCAGATGCACTTGCTTGGCCTGTTCCTTTTGGAGTAGATACACCAACTCCATAGCCTAATTTATTACCTTGTGCATCTTTGTAATAAGGCAATTGGCCATTTACTACTTTATACCAACATAAATACAATTCTACGTTGTTTGGAGTTCCTAATCCTTTAGTGTCTTTAAAAATTTGTCTATAAGCTGCAAAATCAAATTTTCTACTATCTAATTCCTCGTAAACTTTTAGTTTTGTCTGATTAGATTGAGAACTCAAATAATAAGAATCAACAAATGTATATCCGTACTTGTCGCACACATATTTACTTACTATCCAGTTAAGTGAGCCTTGGCCCATATTATTAGCTACTAATCCAGCAAATATATTTCCATGAGCATAGTCAATAGCTTGACGTAGTTCCCAACAACCAAATCTTATTTGATTTAGAATGTTTCTATCTACTGTTATACCGCTAAGCGTTGCATTTCCACCTTTATATGGGGTCATTGTCGAATAGCTCGGAGTGAAAGATTTAGTTGTACCATCTATATAAGTGATAGTTTGCTTTTTATTGAAGTACGTTGACCTTTCACACTGCATTAGTCCGTATCCGCCTGTTGAACCTGTAGTGCTATAAGGGTCTCCTCTACTTTCACCCATTATAACCGCGTATATTAGATTTGGATCTAGACCAAACTTTCTAGCATAATATTCAACTATAAGATATAATTTATATTTATTTCCTGTAGATGATAAATTAGTAAGTTCTGCTTTGTTTTGATATTTACCTATGTCATATTTCTCATATAATGCTAATGCTTCTGCATATTTGTCATTAGTTTTATCAGTAGTTGATACAGTTTTAGAGTTTTTAACCTGAAAGACTCTGTCATCACCAAGCCATACGCCATTCTTATAATCTGTTATAAAGATTGGGTCACCTTCATCACCTTCGTCAGGCGGAGTTGGTTTAGGATTTACAATATTACTAATTTCGTCGAATATCTTATCGATTTCATCTTTTTCTACGCCCATTTTTTCTAAGTATTCTCTTATTTTAGCAATATCTTCATCAGTTAAATCTCCTATTCCGATGCCACCTAGAAATTCTATAACCTCTTTAATTATGTCATCATTTTTTGTAAGATTTTTTATTTTGCTTTTTACTTCTTTATAGTTTGCTAATGTACATTTACTTTTTTTAAACCAATCCGTAAATGATAATTCTAATTCAGTTACCCTTGCTTGTAAATGCAATGGTTTTACATAATCATTATCTATAACATAAACTGTATCACCTATATCAATATCATCAGAAAAATAAATTATATTTGTTTCATAGTCGAGTTGAGGTTCTTTTCTTCGTTGTAATTCTTTCCATGTTTCATTAAGTAAATCAGATGCATTGTCAGCATCACTTTCGTATACTCCTATTATGTAACTTCCATCATCATTATGAAAATACATATGAGCTTTTTCATCAGCAACAAAGTCTTGATTAAGTGGCTTGTCAACTGGATTTCCGTTAGCTGTTAACCATTCAACATTTCTAAAATCAACTCCATTTTGGCCGTAACCAATAAGTGCTGAGCAAAATTCAGATAAATCTTCTTTTTTCTTAACATTATCTACATTTTCTGAATACTCAAATCTTTCATGTGTAACCTTTCCTCTTTGTCTATATACATTTATATATTGTTTATATACTTTATTATTTTTTATTTCTACCGTAAATTCTATTTCTATATTGTAAGTTTCAAGATTGTCTTGTATTACAGTATAAATAAGTGTTGGTTTTTCAATATTAATACTTCTAAATTCATTGATTTGAGGGTCTACATACCCTAATTCAAAACTTGAATCTTGTAGAAGTAAATTAAAAAACGTAGTTACATCACCTTGCAAAACACTTTTTCTAACAACTTTATTTAAAAGTTCAAGTCCGATGGTTTCACAATAACAAGTTTTCTTAATTAATCCGTTTGAGTGTTCACTAGATGTATTTATTATTTGAAACAATTTTATTTTATTTCTGTATTTAAAAGCGATAAAACAGCCTTTTTGTAAACTTGAAGTCCTTCCATTTGTAACTGTAGAAAATTCAAAACTTTCTGCTCCTGTGCTTAAATAAACTTTATAAATGTCATCAAAAAAAGGACTATTTGGATTAGTCCCGTTATTAGATAGCACGTCTATTATTTTTTTATTTCTATTTAAAATATATATTTCTGT